TCTGCTTGGAGGCGCAGAGGCGGTTGGATGACTATCAAGAACTCATCTCCTGCCGTTCACCTTCCCTATTGCCGTCACATTTGGGCTTCCCGATTAGTTAGAAGAAAATGAGCAACTTTGTCTATTTTATATCCACCTCGTATCTCAAGGACAACACCCCTCTAAATGAGAACCTTGACGATAAAATCTTGAAGGCTTCCATCAAAGAGGCTCAAGAGATTTACATCCGTGACATCGTTGGCTCTGGAATCTATAATGAGTTGCAGACCCAAGCCTATGCAGGCACTCTGACGGCTGACAACACCACCCTTCTTGACTCTTATATCGCACCTTGTTTGAAGTATTACACCTTGGTGGAGTCAATGCTTCCATTGACCTTTAAATTTATGAACAAGAGTGTTGCTTCTCGCTCATCTGAGAACGCCACTCCAGCCACTCCCTCTGATCTTACTCACATAGAACAGAGATACCGAGACAAGGCAGAATACTACGGAGAGCGTTTGCGTGATTACCTTCGCACTTATCCCAACAAATATCCCCTTTATCTTAACCCCGGTTCTGACTTTGATACCATCCGACCCAAGTCAACTGCTTTCTTCGGTGGTATGTATCTTCCAGGTGATGATGACTGCTTCTTCAACTATGACTTCCCACAAGAATAAATGGCGGCTCAAGAACGAAATCAAACTGAAAGCCTATGACCTTAAACCAGATAATCGCCAAAATCAAAGCGGCAGCCGAGAGTCACAAGATGGTCGGCAAGTTTGCAGTAGGCCCAGAGTTTGACTTTGCCGTTGACGAGGTTAAGTATTACCCTCTGGTGTGGTTAGTCCCTAATGGCTTCCAGTTCAACCAAGAAGGGAAACTCATCTCCTATCAATTTGCAATGATGGTGATGGATAGGCAGTTTGAGTCATCCTCTAACACCATAGAAGTCCTCTCAGACACCGCAGGGGTGTTGATTGACATTGTAACCCTCCTTGTAAGAAATAATCGCTTAGATGAAGAATTTCAAATTGTCGTCAATGCTACGGCTGACCCCTTTTATGACTCTTCTACTGATGTGGTTGCTGGTCATGCTATTGATTTTGTGGTTCAAACTCCCTACCTCGAATCCTACTGCGACATCCCGACTTGATACTATTCAGATTCACAACCTGAAGGTTGAAAAGCAAACAATCCACACGGAGAGAATCCGTACCGAACAAGCCTATGACACGCTCTTTGTATATCTTAGTGATAGCCTTTCTGATGTTCGTACCACAGAACGCCTACTCTCAATACACCGATTCATTGATTCGGGAGGTCAACTATCGTCTGTGGCAGGGAGCAAAAGCACGGGAGCAAGTGATTCAACTCAAGAAAGAATTGGCGATTGATTCGGCAGTTATCCACGAGCAAGGGCTGGTGATTGAAAAACTGGACAAAGAGAACATTCAACTCAGAACCGACAACGCCATTCTCACCGAAACCTCAAAACAATACAAGCGCATCTCTGGAGCATTGACTCTTTTGGTAGTGCTTCTGATACTATGATAAAAAGAGAAATTGTCCAGGATTACATTCAGCGTTTTCCTGACCTACCCAACCGCACCCTTGCCTCAATGATTTTCACCAAAGAGGAAGGCTTGTTCATTGATGAAGAAGCCGCAAGGAAAATGATTCGCTACTACAAAGGCGCAACCGGAGATGCTCAAAGGAAAGCATCTGCAAACAAAGGCAGAGAAATTCATATGTCAAGCGTCAAAGATGGATTGAGAAAACTCGGTCTGATTAGCCAAGCCGAAGAAATGAACCACATCAAACTCGGTGCTGGTCGCTATCTTATTCTATCGGACATTCATCTTCCTTTTCACGATGAGGATGCTCTTGCTTTGGCTATTGAGTACGGAATGAATCACGGAGTTGATGCTCTGATTCTAAATGGTGATATTTTGGATTGCTACGATGTCAGCCGTTTCTCAAAGGAACTCCGGAGACCGAAAATCTCAGAAGAATTGGAGATGGGTAGGCAGTTTCTGAAATACTGCTCTGAGACCTTTCCACGAGTCATCTACAAGATCGGAAATCACGAGGAGAGGATGAGAGCCTATGTGCTACGAAATGCCCGTGAATTAGGCGATTTGCAAGAGGTTTCTCTGGAATACTTACTCCGCTTCCCAGAACACGGAATTGAGGCAGTAAATCGTGAGATGATTAAACTCGGAGGGTTGATTGTAATGCACGGACACGAGATGGGCGAGAGTATATTCTCTCCCGTTAACCCAGCACGAGGATACTTCTTGAAAGCCAAAGCGTCTACTCTCATAGGTCACTACCACCAAGTATCTCACCACTCCGAGAATAATCTGCACGGAGAGCAAGTTGGTGTTTGGTCTACTGGGTGTCTTTGCTCCCTTTCTCCTGACTATCGTCCTTACGCTTATACGAAATGGTCAAATGGATTCGCCTATGTCACGGTGAACGAAGATGACACATTCCAAGTCAAAAACTTCCGTATCTTGAACGGCAAAATCTTATGAACTTAATCAAAGTTTCTTTCATATATGAACTCGTACCAGACCCAATGGACAAGTTGCTCAACGATGCTCCCGACTTGGTGGAGTACGAGCGAGATGGTTATCTGGATCTTGATTCCGTCATCGCAGCCGTAGAGTTGGATGATTACACGGAGGTCTACACCGCCCATCAGGTTTTCTTGCTAAATTTGCCTCTCACAGATTTTATGACAAGATGGATGCAGTAAACCACCCAGACCACTACAAAGGAGAGATTGAAGCCATTGATGCTATCAAAGCCTCAATGACCAAAGACCAATTCAACGGCTATTGCAAGGGAAATGCTATTAAGTATTTGTGGAGATGGGAAAGAAAGGGAAAAGTAGAAGACCTCAAGAAAGCCCAGTGGTATCTCAATAAATTGATCAAAGAAAATGAACCTCAAGCAATATCCATTTAACGACTACGTCAACGAGTCAACGCCCAAGAAGCAAATCTATCTGCACCATACCGCAGGGACTGGCACTCCTCAAGCCGTGTTCAACATGTGGCAAAAGAATCCAGTTCGGGTTGCTACTTGTGTGGTGATTGGCAGAGATGGCGAAATCGGTCAAGGATTCTCATCCTCAAAATGGGCTTATCACTTGGGGCTCAAGCAAGATGTGTTTTCGGCTCACAAAGTCCCTTATCAGTCATTGGACAAAATCTCCATTGGTATTGAGATAATCAACTGGGGTCAACTGACCGAGAAAGACGGCAAGTTCTTCTCCTATACCGGAAGAGAGGTCAAGGATGTGATTGAGGTCAAATACAAAAAATATCAATACTGGGAGAACTACACAGACGCTCAGATTGAAAGCACTCGTGAACTACTTTTGTTGTGGAGGGACAGATACGAGATTCCGCTATCTTACAACGAAGACATCTGGGATGTAACTGACCGAGCCTTGAAAGGCGAAGCCGGTGTCTTTACACACAACTCAGTTCGCAAGGACAAGGTTGATGTATATCCTCATCCCAAACTGATTGAGATGCTCAAATCATTATGACCACAATAGAACAACTCGGAGAAGCCGCATCTAACTTTAACCCACAAGGTGACAAGTTTCTTCGTATTGTTCAAAACTGGGGGCAGGAGATCATTGAGAATATGCGGAACAACCTCCGCAAACACGATGCTCTTGCCTCCAAAAACCTATATCAGCAGATTGAGGCCATGCCATCCTTTACCCCTCAAGGAGCAAACCTCAAAATCAATATGCTTGAATACTGGCAATTTGTTGAATACGGAAGACGGGCAGGGAAGATGCCTCCTATTCAATCCATTTACGAGTATGTGCAGAACAAGCCACAACTCCAGCAAAAGGTCGCTCAAAGCAAAAACCGAATAGCAGCGACAAAATCTCTTGCCTATGTGATTGCCAAAAAGATTGGTCAGAAGGGAACAAAGGCTCAACCATTCGTTGCACCAGCCATCACCGACAAGACCCTTCAAACTCTTTCAGACCGCCTCGGTCAGTACTTGGCAGATAGCATAACTGCCCAAGATT